CGAGGCAGACCTCCATGTTGGGGCCGATCGCCACCACCACCGGCCGGGTCTGCACGTTGCGGTTGGCGCCCAGCATGTAGGCCTCGCGCCAAGCATCGAAGCCGATCACCTCCATCGGGATCTCGTTCGTGAAGCCCGCGGCCGTGGTGTAGTTGCGGAAGGTCTCGGGCGCCCACTTGCCGAAACTGTCGTCCGCGATGCCGACCTTGCCGGCACCAACACCCAGCGTGTAATAGGCGCGACCGGCCTCGGTCGTGAACGAGGCGCCGGCGTCCAGCAGCACGCTGGAGCGCATGAACCGCCATTCCTCGTGGGCGAGCTGGATCTCGTTCCACGCCTGGTTGATCCAGCCCGTCACGCGGGCCATCTCGCCGCTCGCTCCCACAACGGTGGAGAGCGTTCCCGAGATGCCGGCCTCGACGGCGAGGCTTTGCGAGAGCTGGAGGAAGTTCATGGTTCGACTTCGCTCAGTCAGAAATTCCGGCGAATTTGCTCGCGCAGCCATGCCGGGCCACGCGGGTTCTCGTCGCGAATCACGGTGAAGGAGTGCGCCATGCTGGTGGTGGGCACGACGATGTTGTTCTGGTGATCCTCGCGGCGCGGGTCGGCGTCGTGCTGGATGTTGGTGATCTTGGCGCGCGCCAGCACCTCGACGGCCGAGCGCCGCAGCGTCAGGTCTTCGTTCACCGGCAGGTAACCGCCATGACGCACGTGGAACATGCCATCGAGGCCTTTGACCTCTGCGGGACGACCGTTGACCCAGACCGGCACGAACTGCGCGGCGTTCTTTTCCGTGCTGGGGTTGATGCGGATCGTCACCTCCTCGGCGTAGAAGGCGAGCGCTGCGGCATAGTCGTGGTCGATGATGGACGGGTCGGCGAGCATGACATCGCCTTCGCGGTCGCGGGGCTTTGCCTTCGCGAGGTCGATCGGCTTCTGCTGTTCGACCTTGACGTCGCCGGGTTGAAGCGGCTCTCGGGGCATCGTTGTCTCCTTCAAAGGGCTGCTGCGCCATCACGGCGCGGCGTTGATGGAACGGGAGCCGTGAGGCCCCCGCCCCTGGTAGAAAGGTCAGCTGACCTGCGGCCTGTCGGGCAGACCCATCAAGTCGACGAAGGTGTAGGTGACGCCGGTGGCGCCCGAGAGATTCGAGCTGCCGAAGGTCCAGGCCGAGCCGGTCGAGCCGACCTGGATCACGATGTAGCCGATCGGGCAGAAGTCCGACGGGATCGCGCCGAACTGCGGCGCGTTGATGAACTTGCCGCTGCTGTCGAGCGCCTGGATAGAACCCTGCGCCACCTTGAGGTTGCCGGAGTGATCGAGGCCGACCAGAAAGACGCATCCCTGGTTGGCCTGCACCGCCGTGAAGGCGTTGCCGCTGTTGGCGTCGGTGGTCGGCGTCGCGGTGTTCGACAGCGCCGACTTCGAGTAGGCCTTGCCCTTGATCGAGTACAGGATGGTGCCCGTGCTCGAGAGCGTGGTGGTGGTGCCCGCAGCGAGAGCCACCTTGCTGGTGCACATCGTGACGGGCTGAGCTGCCTGGAAATCCATGTCGATTTGTCCTTGTCGAAAGAGGGAGGATCAGACTGCGCCAATCGTGCAGGCGGGATCGAAGCCGCCCGACGGACTGACGTAGACCGCGTTGGGAACCACCGTGGCGTCATCGAGGGCGGTCGTGCCGCCGACGAAGTTGCCGGTCCCGGTGGGGTTGATGATCACGAAACCGATCATCGTCTTCTTGACGGGGAACTGCGGGAACTGGACGGCCGCGAGGCTCGCTCCCGCCGTGCCCATCGCCGACGTGACGGTGCCGCCAGAGTCGACGAAGAAGCAGAAGACGTTGAAGGTCGCGTTCACGACGGTGCCCGAAAGCGCCGGCATGTCGGTCGAGGCGGCGATCTTTGCGAGAACGCCGTTGGCCACGTAGTAGAAGTCCGAGTTGCCGGTCTTCGGCACGGTGCCGCCGGCGCCGTGGATGACGAGGCCCGCGCCGTTGAGCGGCGTCGAGCTCTCGCGATCCCACAGCGGCAGCAACGCCTTGCGCAGGAACCAGCGCCGGCCGACATCGGTGATGCCTTCCAGCCACTGCGTGAGGGGTGCTCTGTTGCTCATGTCGATGATCCTTCTGGGTCAGGGATGAAGGATCAGTTCAGGACCTGGCTGCCGACGAAGCCGACGGCCATCCAGCCCTGGTTCTCGAGCATCACGGCCTTCCACCAGACCGTGCCGGCATAGCCGCGCTGGCCGAGCGGATCGGACTTCGACTTCTCGCCCGGCTTGAGGTAGGTCGGGTCGAGCGCGCCGAGACCCCTCACCGCGATCTGCGACCAGGCATCCTGGGCCGTCACGATGAACGGATAGACGTCGATGTTCGACCCCGAGGTCGAGGAGAGTCCGGTCGCGCCCACCGCCGCGCCGGCGTCCTGGATGGACGGCAGGTCGGGCGAGGTGATGAACCGGAAGCGCTCGCACTTGCCGACCTCGTTGGGCATCGGCGTGCCCGAGGCATACTTCTCGGCCGGCACGAAGTTCGGCAGGTCGCGAAGGTCGGGCTCGAGGTCGGTGTGGCAGTAGACGCAGTAGCCGCTGGCCACCGCATCGGTGCCGAAGTTCGCCGAAGCCTTCAGGACGTTGTTCACGGGCTTGCCGTGATTGGCCTGCAGGTTGCGGACGATCTTGCGCACCATGCCGAGGGTGATCGCGCCGTTGACGGTGGCGATCGACGTCCCGGTGCCGCCGAAGTACTGGTTCGTGCAGGCACGCAGCGCGCCCCACGCGATCAGCTCGTTGACCAGCGTCACGCGCTCGCCGATCTGCTCGATCATCGCCTTCGGGATGTCGTCCTCGTACAGTTCCGCCGTCTTGTCGGTGAAGCCGTAGAGGCAGCCGTACTGCTGGATCACCACGGTGATGTCGACCGGGGTGATGCTGTCCGGCGTGGGCGTCACGCCTTCGGCGATCTGGTGCGCCTGCACGATCGCATTGCCGCGGTCGCCAGCCCCGTTCGTGAAGAACTGGTTCTGGGTGTTGGCATTGGTCGCGGTGGCCCCGTAGGGCAGCCAGCGACGGGCGACATAGGTTTCGGACTGGTTCTTCGGCATCGGCACCTGGCGGCCGCCGCGGCCGAGCACTTCCATCGGCACGGCGTGCTTCAGGATCTGACCCTTGAACTTGTTGATACGGCCCTGGGTGAGGCCAAACGTCTGCATTGCCATTGACTAAGTTCCTTCTGCGGGATGCGGCGCCTCACGGCACTGCGTGTTTGGAAAAACGGATCAGCCTTCGACGAAACCCTCCATGAGCTCGTCGTTGGCCGTCTTGGGCGAGCGCACCGGTCCACCGTCGCCCTTCGGGAGCACTGCACCCGCGATGCGCGCGCGCCGATCGACCGGCTTGGCCGGCTGCGGTGCGGGAGCTGCGGGCTTGGGCGCCGTCTGCGACGCCTTGAACTGATCGATCGCACGGGTGATCACGCGCGCCGACCGGGTGGTATTGATCTTCTGCTGATAGGCGGCCGGCTGGGTGTCGAGCCACTTCCGGAACTCATTCGCCGGGTCGGCCTTCCAGTCGGCCGGCGCATTGTCTTCCGGTGCGCCCACGATCTTTCGCCAATCGGGGTACGTATCGACCAGTGCCGCCGTCTCGGTTGCCTCGATGACGGCGTCGATCTTCTTCTGGACAGCCTCCATGTCGGGCTCGGCCTTGACCGTTCCCGCCGGCTTCAGGTTCTTCAGCAGGCGCTGAAGCCCCGTCTTGGTGCTAGCGGCGAGCTCGGGATAGTCCTTCTCCAGCTCCGCGAAGACGTCGGGACCGATCTCGACGTCTCCGAGGCTCTGGCCGCCGGACAGGCGCTCGAGCTGTTGCTTCAGGTTGCCGATCGAGCCGAAGGCTTTCGACAGTTGCTGCTCGAGACCGGGCGTCTTGTCGGCGGCGGCCTGCAATGCGGCGAACTGGTCCTTCGTGATCTGGACGTACTCAGGCGTCGTGGGCTTGGGCTGGGCCGCGGGCTGCGGCTCGACCTTGGGCACGACGACCGGCTCCGGCTTCGCGGGTGCGGGCTCGGCGGCCGGCGCACCCTTCGGTGCGACGTCCTCGAAACCTGCTGCCAGATCGGCCTCGGCTGCTACTTCCGGATCTACTGACATGGTTGTCCTCTCATCCGGTGCGCGGCAACGCCGTGGCCGGAACTGTGCCGTCTGTCGGCGGCTGGTCTTCCCCGAGGCGGATCACCGCCTTGAGGCAAGCGATGTGGCCGCGCAGTTGCGCGGTCTGCATTTCGGACTGGGGCTTGTCATTCTGAGTGCGCAGCACGGCGAGACGCTCGGTGAAGTGCATCTCCATCCGCCGCCACAGTGCGCTGTTGCGCTCCTGAACGGTGAGCGCGAAGCCCTCGTCAACGCGGATGATGGGGTCGCTCATTGCGGTGCCCCCTGCTCGAATGCCCTGCCGTTACCAGCCCTCCCCGGGGTCTGGACCGGCGGTCGCATCGGCTGACGCTGCGGCCGCGGCTGACGGCGGTTCTTGTGCGCGTCAGCGGCGTTGTCCTGAGCGTTCAACTCCCGCTCGACGTTGAGCTTCATCGCCGTCTGGGCGAGGTCGGCCTTGACCTGCTCGACGGTAAGCCGGTGCTCCAGCGCGTATTGCAGGATCAGGAGATCTCGGCGCGTCGCCTGGTCGTGCAGCTCGATGGTGGCGTCGGTGGCGATCTTCTTCTCGTCGACGCCGGCCTTGACCTGATCGCTCTGGCCCTTGGCCTGCAGCGTGGCCTGCGTCGTGGCCTGGCGGCTCTGGGCGTTGATCTGCGCCACCTGCACCGCGGGTGCCACCGGCGGGGGCGCCTCGTCGCGCTTGTCCTGCTCTTCCTTGCTGAACTGCAGGTCCTCGGGGTTCAACCGCTTGGACTTCGCCATTTGCTTGAACCACTTGCGCGGATCGATGCCGAAGGGGTTGTTCGGGTTGTTGGCCCAGTTGCCGATCTGGATCAGCGTCTGGTCCTGGATGGCGCGCTCGACCAGCACCACGGAGCCGTGCGCGTCGATCTTGAACTCGCCCTTCTCCTCGTCCGGCACGTCCGGATCGAGCAGCAACCATTCGTAGAACTGCTGCACCAGCGGCTCGGTGACGTAGTCGTCGAAGGCGTAACCGACCGAGCGCAGAAGCTGGTTGGCGTTGCTGTCCTGAAGCTGAGTGGCGCCCAGCGTCTCGGGCGTCGTCGGGCCGGTCTGGCCCTGGGTGATGAGTGGAATAGAGGTCGACTCCTCGGCCAGCTTCAGCGCGTAGTTGATCACCGTCATCATCTCTTCGACGGTGTTCGGGATCTCGTGCAGCCCGAAGCAGTTCTGGACCGTGGCCTCGGCCACATCGTCGCCCGGTTTCAGCAGCCAGATCTTGTTCGGCACCAATGCCCATTTGCCATCGGCCGGCTTGATCGCGTTCTGGTTGATCACGATCTGCGCCCCAGCCGAGAGGCCGGCATTGTTCAGCATCGCGCGGGTCGCGGCGTTCAGCATCTTCTGCGCCACGAACAGCTGCTCGGCGACGCCGACGCCCGCCCAATAGCCCGAGCGGCGGCGCCACGGCATGGCGTGATAGGGGATTTCGCCGCTGTCGAGCGGGTTGATGACCGCGCGGATCACGCGGTCGTTGATCATGGTGACGATGACGTAGGCGTCGTGGCCGGCCTCATCGAGCGCGCCTTTCCTGGGCTTGCCCGCCGCCCGCTCGATCGCGTCGAGCTCGCGCGCCGAGATCGAGCCGTAGTAGTACCAGATCTCGTAACGGCCCTTGGTCTCCGCTGGCGTCTTGTCCTTGTTGCCATCATCGGCCGCGAGATAGGCCTTGTTCGGCCCTTCCTTCAGGATCGCATCGATCTGCTTGTTGATGTAGCCCGGCGTGCGCTTGAGCTTGCGGACCTGGCGCTCGCTGAGATGGTCGGCCTCGAACAGGTAATCGCCGTCGCCGATGTTCTCGCCGCAGGCCGGGTCGGGATAGACGTTCCACGGGTCGACCCATTTCGCGGCCGGGCTGATCTTCTCCTTGACCTCGATCTCGATGCCCGTCCCGCTTCCACTCTTGTGGACGCCGACGCCCTTGCTCGTCATCGGCACCGGGCCCTTGACGACGCCGACTCCGATCCGCGCGGCATCGTGGATGACCTTGCGCATCTCGGGCCGATACCGGCATTCGAGCAGCCAGCGATAGACCCGATCCTCGGCCGCCTTCGCCTTCTTGCGCAGTTGCTCGAGCTTTTCGGTCGCGAGGTCGGCAACCGTGAGCGGCACCTGCGGCGCCTGCGGTGTGGTGCCGGACGCTCCCGGAGTGGGCGGGGGCGACGGAGTGGGCTGCGCCGGCGCGGCCACGGCTTCGCCGGGCTTTGCGGCGCGGGTCAGCGGCACGTTGCCCATGCCGTCGTGCACGACCTGGCTCTTGTCGTCCAGTGCCTCCAGAAGCTCGGGATCGGGCAGCGCGTCGAACGAGAATGACTTGTCGTCCGGCGGCAGCAGGATCTCGCTGAGCTTGGCATCGGCAGCGTCGACATAACGCGCGGTGAGGCCCACGAAGGCGGTCGACCGGTTCTCGGTGTTGGGAACGCGCGCGCCGGTCTGGACCGGGCCGTCCATGCTCATCGGCTTGGACCACCGGGCGCCGGTGAATTCGGCACGGTTCGCCTCGTCGACGCCGAGGTAGGCCTCCTCGCACTGCTTCCAGATCTCCTCGATGCCCGAACTCTGCCGTGCGGCCTTGGCCTCGGCGCGACGCGCGGCGATCACCGACCCGATCTCGCTCAATACGGCATCGAGGTCGACGACGTGCGGCTCGATCACCTCGCGGACCTCGTCCGGCAGGTCATCCAGCGAGAGCGGCTTCTTGGCCATCGTCAGGCCTCGATCACCAGGTCGCCGAGGGCGATCAGCTGCTGGACCGACAGCGGCCCATCGGTGTTGTCGCCCATGTCGAGCTGCACCAGCGGCACCGGCTGGACCTCGACCTCGATCTCCTGGTCGGCGATCTCCTTCCACTTCGCGGCGAAGTCGTCAGCCTGCTCGATCGGCACGGCGTCGACGCCGGCCTCGTTCTTCCAGCCGTAGCTCTTGATCAGATCGTCACGGGCGGCGTTGGCCGTCTCGAACTCGGGCCGCAGCTTGGCGTGCAGGCGCGCCAGCCGGTATTTGCCCTTCTGAGGCATTGGCTTGCCGCTCGCCACGATCGACGCCAGCGCCATGAAGGCGTCGATCACCTGCTGAACCTTCAACTTCACAACAAGGCTCCTTCAGATCGGGCCGGGGCGTCTCACGACGCTCCAATCCGCCTTGCCCAAGGGCGTTTAGAGGGGGCTCTTCATTATCGTTCTCAGGCCAATAGACCCATCGACGGCTCGGGGTTGCTGAACGCAGCCGTCACCGGCGCGGCGGGTTCCTCGTTCTCGTTGGTGATTCGGTCCACGATGTTGGCCAGGCCGCGCCAGGCGTCGGCACCATGGCTGTACTCGTCATGCACCGGGGTAGACGGCTCGCCCGTCGTCGACGGCACGTTGCGGCGGTAGCGCTTCAGGCACTCGATCAGACGCGCACCGCCGAGATGGCCGGTCGGCCGCTTGCGTTCGGTGCTGTCGATGTAGACGCGGGGGAACAGCATGCGGGCGTTGCGGATGCCCTGCTCGACGTCGCTGCGGCCGATCACTCGAAGATTGCGCAGGCCGAGCTTGCGCAACACCTGCACGGTGCTCATCCCCGACTTCGGGTCCTTGTTCCGCGCATCGTGTGGCAGCCAGTGCGAACCCCAGCGGTAGCCGAGAGCGTCCATGTCGCGCTTGTAGTCGGCGTAGGTGAGGAAACTGTCCTCGATGTAGTTGATGACGTTTACGACGGACGGCAGCGGCTTCTGCACCATCAGGAGAACCATGCTGTCGTTCCAGCCGAGGTCCCAGATCGTGTGCACGGGCAACAGGGGATCGTATGGCACCGGTCGAACACGGCCATCGTCGATCATCTGCGCCATTTCCTTGGCGTAGATCGCGCCGGCAACGACGGTCTTGGGCTTGCCCTCCCAGATGTTGTCGTAGTCGTCGGGCTGGGTGCGCTGGCAGTCCAGGCGCTCCTGGTTGAGTACCGCCGGGAACCACGGATTGTCCTGCCAGTTCATCTTGACCACGATGGCGCCGGTCGGCTTGCGCTCGATGAACCGCTTGTAGGTCTCGTCGGTGTCCATGTCCGGGTTGAAGCTCACCCAGATCTCGGAGTTCTCGGCACGGATGGTCGGGATCAGGATGTCCCAAGACCGCTTGCTGACGGCCTGAGCCTCCTCGACCCACGCGACATCGACGCCCTCGTAGGACTTGATCGACTCGACGGTCTGTCCGCGCAGGCCGGCGAAGATGATCTCGGTGCCGTTGCGACCCCGGATCTCGGTTTCCAGCACCTCGTAGAACTTGCCGAGCCCCATGCTTTCGATCAGGTCGCCCAGCAGTTTGTGGACCGAGTCCTTGATCGACTTCTGGACCTCACGAGTGCACAGGATGCGCAGCTTCTGTGCGGCCCCGAGGGTCAGGAGCGCCCGGGCAAACGACTGCGACTTGGCCGCGCCACGACCGCCGTACGCCACCTTGTAGCGGTGCATCTCGAACAGGAAGCCGAGCTTGTGCGGGATCTGGCACTGGATCGCGCGGACAGGGCGGGCGATGGCGTTCATGCTCTGTCCTGATGCATGATCAAGCTGACGCGCCCGAAGGCGCCAGTCGCATGTTCTTTGCACGCCTCAATGGCCATCTCGGCGGTCGCGCCCGCAAAGAGCGCGCCGTAAGCGCAGAGCGCGCCGGCCCCAATCGCATAGTAGGGGGCGTCGTATTTTTCCTCCCCGTGGGCCGTGATCAGGCGAATCCGGCCCTGCCGAGGCACCGCAAGAGCGATGAATGAACTATCGCGCCCGTCCTGCCCTTCGCGCTGGGCGACGGGTTGGGCACCTACGCAACCGCCCTCTACCCAATCCAGAAAGGCAGTGCATTGAGCCGCATTGCCCGCAACCCCGTACAGCGTGCCGTCCGGTCCCTTTGCCAGCTTGCGCGCCCAGCCGTGTGCCGCATCGCCAGCCCAAGAACCACTGTCTGCAGCCATGAGGCCATCGCGATAGGCGATTACGGTCATTGCAGCCTGTCCAATCGCGCCACGCTCTCGCGCACCAGGCGGTCGACCGCATCCAACATCGCCGGTCCGTCCTCTGTGGTTTCGCAGGCCACGCCGGTGGGCTCCTTGCCCGGCCCGTTGCCGAGCGCGGCGACCAACTCGACGCTCTCGTCCGGCATCTTCATCACGAGGTAGCGGCCGCCGGCGGCGATGAACTGGCAGGCGAGCGCGTACATCTCCTCGCCGCGGTCGACCGTCGCCAGCCGCGTGGTGCCGTTCGGAAAGCTGCGGATGAAGGGAATCGCAGTGGTGGGTGCCAGAGCCGGCGCGCGCGGCACGATCAGGCGCTGGCGCTCGGCGCGGCGGATGGAGCGGTTGCGGCTCATGCCAGCGCTCCCTCCGGCCACGCCACACCATAGCGATGCCGCCAGTCCGCGCGGCAGGCCGAGCAGCGAGCCGGACCGCCACAGTCGACAGGCTGCTTGTCGGCGCCGGCGCTGTGCAGCGCACCCCTCTTGCCATCGGCTCGCTCGTAGACGTAGCCGTGGCCAAGGTTCGCGGCCTTGATGCGGTCGACTTCGGCTGCGTGTGCCTGATCCGTCGTCATCGCAACCACCACCATGCGGCATAGCCGAAGCCACCGACGATACCCGCTGAAATGGCCGTGCATGCAATCGTTGCGATGATCGCAAAGACGAACGACCACGCAGTGTCGACGATCGTGTCGAGGACTCGGCTTCTCATGCCGCCACCTGCTTGGGCTGGACCAGCACGACCTCGACCCGCAGATTCTCCTGCTGCTGCGCGTTGTCCTTCTCGAACATGCCGAGATGGCGCATGGCCTTGTCGAGGGCCGAGTTCTTGTCCCAGAACTTCAGCTTCTTCGTGTAGCCGACCTGCTCGCGGTCCTGGCCGCGCCCCTGGAATTCCTCCACATGCTCAATACTGGCGACCGCTGCCGCCGCATCGTCCTCGAGCTCGTGCACCGGGATCAGCGAGCCGTCCTCGCGGTAAACACTCTTGGGGTTGAAGAACGCCAGTCGGGCAAGCTCCTCGCTCACGCGTTCGGCGTTGAGCTGGTGCTTGCGGATCAGCGGCAGCTTGAGGGCGTTGATGCGTGCCTGGATGTGCGGCCGGCGCTCAAGCCTGCTCGCCTCCGTCTTGATCGTGGCCAGTTTCGCCTTGGTGCCCGGATGCGCTTTGCGCCAAGCCGCCTCCTGCGTCGTGCCCGGAATGGCGCGGGCGGCGCAGTACGCCTCCTCGGCGTCGGTCAGATGGATGCGCTCCTCGGTCACTTCTTGCCCTTGCGGTTGATCAGGCCAGGATACTTCTCGGCCACCTTGCGGCGCACCTCCGGCGCTACCGCCTTGCCCGACGAACGGGCCAGCGCGTTCTGGGCGTGGCTGCGATTGGGGATGGGGTACGACCGGCCCGGGCCAGCGAAGTCCTTGCTCGGCAGGGCGTTGCGGCGCTTCGCGTTCAGCTTAGCCATTCGTTCTCTCCACCCGCTGGCGACACAACGAGCCATGTCGGCCAAAATCGCTCGTCAGACCCAAAGCCCATTCGCCACCACGGCTTCTTGCCCGGAAGGCGCCGCACGACATCGCCTCTCTGGATGGCCTCCACAGCCTTCGTCGCGTATCTGCGAGGGGTAGGGTTGATCTCGCGCAAAGCTAGCGCCCCCGCTTCTTGCCCGGCTTGGCCTTGGTCGGCTTCGGCTTGCCGGCGGTCTTGCCGATCCGCGGTGTCGCGGTGCCGTAGGACTGCATCACTCGGCCTTCAGCTCGGGATCGTCGATCACATGCACGCGCTCCAACAGATGGACGCTCTCGCGCTCGAAGAACTCCTCGACGCAGAGCGGGCAGAAGAGCTTGTGCGAATGCGGCAGCGTGATCGGGTTCGTGATCTCGCCGTGGCGCGGGCACATCAGCTTGTGCGGGCCGCCCGGTGCCGGAGCGGGAGGCGCCGGCGGGTCGAGCGCGTCGGCGCTGTCAACCGCGCTCTTGGCCTTCTCAACGCCGGCCAACACAGCAGGGCCGACGCTTTCGGCCGCCGTTGTCACGCTGTTCTCGATATCGCTCATGTCGTTCTCCGTGGCTTCAAAGGCCGGTGCGCGACCTGGCACGCGCGAACGGCAGGGATCAGTACTTCGGGGCCATCCCGGGCACGGATGCCGGCGCCGAGCCTTCGTCGCCGCCGAAGCCGTCATCGAGCTGGTCCTGCGCGGACTTGCCCTCGGTCTTTTCCTCGGCGTCGCGCACGATCTCGAGCACGCCGCGCATCAGCTCGCCGACGGAGTCGAAGTCCTCGTGGTTGGGCTCTTCCTCGCCGCCCTCGCCTTCGCCCTCTCCGGCCGCCGGCTCTTCGCCTTCGCCGCCTTCCCGGCCCTCGTCGTCATCCTCGTCGCCTTGGATGAGCCGGTACTTGCCATCAGGCAGCAGCATGATGGTGGCGATCACCTCCCCATCGTCGCCGCCTTCATCATCGCCGGTGTCCTGGTCGGCGGTGTCGGTCTGATCGGTCGACCCAGCGCTGTTATCATCGGCGGGCGGGGCAGCGGCTGCAGCGGCGGCAGGGGCACGGGCCATGTCGAACTCCCAATGGGGATGGAGTTGGGTTCGACATGGCCGCTTAAGGAAGTGTGTGACGGAATGTCAAGATGTTGCGGATCGGATGCGTGCCCGCCGCAAGTTCAAGCGAGCGATCATTGCCTTGGCCGCGCGGGAGATGCCGGGCTCGATGCCGTGCTCGCGCCGCTTGCTGCGGATGACGCCAGGATCGCGATCCATGTCCTCACCGATCTGCGCGTCGGTCATCCCCGCGGCGACCAGGCGGCGCAGCGCGGCGGTGTCATCGCCGGTCCAGAGACGTTTGGGCTGCATCAGTCAGGTCCTCGTTGGGTAGAGGGTTGGGGATCAGCTATCCGCGGATGGAGTCGTGGCGATCAGGAAGCCAAGGGGTACCGTTCACTCGAAATCCTCCGGGTTGCCACCCAGCATGCGGATGATGCGGCTTCGCACGCTGCGGGCCTTCTCGTTCGCTTCCTTGTCGCGGTCGATCTGTATCTGGATACGGCGGACAACCGACATGGAGTTGAGGACGGAGAGATCAGGATCGAGGCCGCCCAGCGCATTGCGGCGCGTATACCGGACATTGGCCGCTTCCTCGTCAGGGCGCATGTCGATACGGAGGCGCTGGTAGACCCTCTCACGAAGGGCGTATTGGGCTGTTTCTGCCGCTGTGGCCGCTACTCCACCGACCGACCCCATGCCGAATGTTGGTGGAGGATACATAGACGCCGTGTTTGGGACGTTGATCGTCCCCTTCAATGCAAGCGGAACGCCCATGGTGGCGCGGGCGAAGAGGCGGCGGC